TGCGAGGTACTGTGGCGAGTAATCCCAATGCACTATTTGGACGTTCGGCTACGCTGATAGTTTCCAATGAGCAACCGATAGTCGATCAAAGCAGCGGAGTGGTTACACAGCCTACACAAGAAGGAATAAATCTCTCAGGACTGCGCTTTGTATTCAACATTCAGAACGGTGATTTTGAATCTCCAAACACGGCGGTAATCCGCGTCTACAATTTAAGCCAAGACACGCGCAAGAAAATCATCCGCGAATACGATACGGTAACGCTTCAGGCCGGGTATCAGCAGAACATAGGAATAATATTCAGGGGAACGATCAAGCAGTTTGTCGCGGGGAAAGAAAACAATGTTGACAGTTTTCTGGAATTGAGAGCGGCTGACGGTGATCCAAATTATAACTTCGGATTATTCAATGGCGGAGCCGGAATCACGTTGGCTGCTGGACATACGCGAGAGCAAGTCCTGAATCAATTAGGCTCTGCATTCAATCTTCCGGTAGACGTAAATGCAAAAGATGTGACCACGGGAAGCGGCGGAGTAAATTTAACGCAAGTCAGGGGCAAGGTGCTTTTTGGACTGGCGAGAGCGCAGGCAAGCAATCTGGCTAGCACAGCACAGGCAAGATTCTCAATTCAAAACGGAATGCTTACGTTCGTTCCGTTAACCGGATATTTACCGGGGGAAGCTGTACAAATAAACAGTCTCACTGGAATGGTGAACAATCCAGACACAACGGACAACGGGATTCAGGTAACGTGCCTTTTGAACCCGAAAATAAAAATCGGATGCCAGATACAGCTGAACGAAGGCGACATAACGCAGACGATCATCCGCGAGAGAATCGGTTTTCCGAACATCACGGGCATCGCGCCATACGTAGCGGATGTAACCGAAGATGGATTTTACAGAGTGCTAGTAGTAGAGCATTCAGGGGACACAAGAGGGCAGGACTGGTATTCGAAAGTTACGGCCTTGAGTTTAGATAAATCAGCCAGCGCGAAAAATTCAGTGAAAGCATACGGGTAAAAGTCTTACGGTGAGACAAATGAACAAAAAAGAACGCCCCAAAATGTTGACCGCAGAGCAGGTAATAAGAGCCTTGCGTGTACGCTACCCGAAAGATCAATATGCCCTCATTACAGAAGTTGGAAACTCTACAGGATTTAAATGTCGTCGTCATGCCGATGTGGTGGTTATGGGGCTATGGCCCTCACGCGGGCTAGAGGTTATCGGTATCGAAGTAAAAGTAAGGCGTAGTGATTTTCTGAAGGAACTAGAGCAACCAGAAAAGGCGGATGTAATAGCTCAATATTGCGATAAATGGTTTCTAGCGGTAGGCGATTCGGAAATCATAAAAGAAGGCGAACTTCCTGCTATGTGGGGGCTGCTGGTTCCTAAAGATGAAAACACATTAAGAGCAGCAAAAGATGCCCCTCAGATGGGAGAAGTAAAGCCTCTCGATAGAAGCTTTATAGCTGCCATGCTTCGTAACGCCCAATGTCAACTTACAGGAGAAGCGCAACTCAATCGTGAATACGAGCGCGGTAGGACTGATGGAATAAAGGCAGGACAAGAATCAGCCCATTGGAAAGAACAGAGAGAGTTAGATGATTTGCGCAAATTAAAGGAAAATGTGAAGGCATTCCATGACACTACTGGAATAAATATTCAGTATGCGCATAATATTGGAAAAATCGGAGAAGCGGTTAGGGCTGTCATGAATGGACAGCACACAAGGGAGATGGAGAATTTACAAGGGTTAAAGATTCAGCTATCGCGCATCATGCAGAGCATAGATAACACATTGCAGCAGAACGTAAATATAGAGCCTGTAAAAACAAACGGCAATGCTTCAATCTGAGCGCGTAAACAATTTCGAGGAAGCTCTAAGGCTTGCCCTAAAAGGCCAGAGCCTCATCACATGGGTAGCACTTCCGGCCATCATTCAATCTTTTGATTCCACAAAGGGAACATGTACGGCGCAACCTGCAATTCAAGCCCTTATAACTAGAATAGTGCAGGGTAGGTCACCAAACGGAACATTTTCATCCAATCAGATTCAACAGAATTACGTAAATATGCCGTTGCTTGTGGATGTGCCTGTGTACTTCCCGAATGCGGGAAATTTTGTGCTCACGTTTCCGATAAAGACAGGCGATGAAGCCCTGATAATTTTTGCTGATAGATGCATTGACAACTGGTGGAACTCAAGCGGAATCCAGCCCCAAGTTACAAATCAAGGCGTAGGAGAATTACGCTTTCACGATCTCAGCGATGGGTTCGCATTCATCGGGCCTTTCAGTAAGCCAAACGTGCCAGTAAATATCAGCGCAAACACAGTTCAACTGAGAACGAAAGATGGCGCGACATATCTGGAAATTGATTCAGCGAACAACTGCAACATCCATGCCAACGTAAACATCACGGGAAATTTAACGGTAAGCGGAGTGACCACGGGGACGGGTGACGGGCAATTTGCGGGAATCCATGTAGCGCATCATCGGCATACAGGGGTACAAGTTGGCGGCGGCACGACAGGGGAGCCGGTTGACGGATAAAAAGTCTCACCGCAAGACTTGACATGATAACCTCTGGGGTGTAATATGAATTGGTATAAATATAGCTGGCTGACCAAGGAATTAAATTTTGCCAGATCGCGTCCAATTCGGCATTTTTGAGTTGCTTTCGCTTCGCGGATGTGCGAATAAACAAGACGGGACACGCCAGAGGGCTAACTCCGGCGCATCCCTAACCACCGCATCTATGGAGCAGACGCAATGGCTAACTTCGATGTTAACCGCAAGGCAGGGGTTTATGAAACCCTGTCCAGCCTCAATACTGCCTTTGCTGGAATCGTCCAGCACCTTGACACGCTACAGAAAACCGGACTGTTCAAATCAAAAACGGCAAAACTCTTCCCTGATTTTACGCAAGAGTTGCAGTCCGAAATTAACCAAGAACTGCTCGAAGAATTACACCAGTTCGAGCTTGACGACTGGGGACGTTACGGGAAAGCGCGACAACAGTGGGAGAAACAATTGCGCGACCCTGATGACGTTTTCATCCATGCCAGAGAGCGTAGAAAAGAACTGGCCAAACAACGGGAGAAGCATCTCAGAGGGCCGGAACCAAAGCGCAAGGGAGTCAAGTCCGATAAAGTCTCACGGTGAGACTTTAGTGCATGTATTCATTGACTTTGGATACACACACATCGAGCATGTGTTGACACAAATCAGTTGTTTTGATAACTTTTGTCATTGACACGGGAGTATCCCCGTGGTGATAACACCCTGAGTAAGTTCTTTGAAATGTTTGGATTGGCCATTTAAGGGGTGGCTGTCGGCTTCGCAACCGATTCTCGGAGGTGCAAGCTCCGGGTTTTAGCTTCATAAACTACAGCCACCATCGGGAGTAAGAGGATGAGGCGCAGACAACTTCCAAGGCGAGTGGGTGTGATTCCGAGGAAGCGTGGATTGCCTTTAGGAACCTCTTACTCCCGCAAATGATTCTACCGTGACTTAGGGAAATAACAAAGCTCTACAAGGCTGCGTACATACGCGTAACCCGTTCCGATTCGTTAGTAGGAAAATAAATTTTGCACAAGGATTCCGATTCCGTTCTTACCCCCTGGCAGAAGTTCGAAAATGCCATGCGCCAGATCGTGAAGGTTCCATATACTGAGGTCAAAGCGAAATTAGACGCTGAGAAGAAAGTCAGGAATCGCAAGCGCACACGCAAGGCTAAGATACGCGCTTTCCGCGAGGCAAACGGTAAGGGTTAGAGGGGACGCACCGTAGTCTTGCCAGTCAGTTCCGCATACGTCAATCTTTTCCCGACAATTTGACTCATTGCCAGATGGAAACGGTCGCCATCGTTCAAGGGATTGTCTTTCGTTGCGCGATTGTTATAGCGGAAGCACTGCTCATCCAAGTAACGGAACAAATGAAACGGTTCGACAGAAATATATGTTCCATGCAATCCACGTTTCAGAAGTGACCAGAAATTTTCGATGCCATTAGTGTGTACCTGTCCATCCACGTAGGTTTCAGCGTGATTCACGATCTGATGCACGTAATCTTTATGCAGTCCCCAATAGCCGTAAAAATCATCCGTGCTCAAGTGGGAACCAGCTTCAACATGCTGCTTAACAACATCGTGCAGGGTTGTAGTAGAGCGATTGGCGATTACCTGAGTCCTTACCTTACCTTTTGTTTCCAGCAGCCCTGCAACGATGGTTTTATTGCCGAATGACATTTTGTCCATCCGTGCGCGTCTGCTCTTGTGCATGTTGCGCGCCTTGCCACCAACGAAAGTTTCATCGGCTTGTATAGGGCCGCTGTCATTGCCGCCAAGTTTATCCAGAGAGCCGCTCTGCATTGCCAAGCGAATACGATGCAGCATGAACCAAGCAGATTTTTGTGTTACTCCCAAGTCGCGGTGAATCTCGTAAGATGAGACGCCATTCTTGCAGTTGACAATCAGCCAAACAGCGGCCAGCCATTTCTCTAACGAAATGGGCGAATCCTAAAAGATTGTTCCGACCTTCAATGAGAATTTTGGCTTGGGATGATTGCCGTAGCACTTGTACAGGCGAGCGTTTTGCAGGTAGGTGACCTTATCGGAATTGCACTGTGGGCAGCGCACCTTGCCGTCAGGCCAGCGGACCGCTACCATAAATTCGCGGCAATTCTCGTAATTGCTGAAGTGCTGGATTGCTTCTTGCAGAGTGGATGCGGGCCAACTGCCCGAAGCGATTGTTTTTGTTTTGTAAAATGAAATACCAGAAGCCTACGTTATGAGCGTAGGCTTTCTCTTTTGCTATAATCGCACCCATGAGGGTGAGAGCGTTAACGGCAAGCGGGGATTATAGTTTTGGACAGGGAAGCGATAACTACCTTGTCGATTCACGCGCTGCTGTAGCTCAAGAAGTACAAACTATTCTACTGTTATTTCAAGGTGAATGGTTTCTGGATACCACGGCAGGAGTGCCATGGTTTACGCAAGTGGCCGGAGTGGGAACAATCCCGATTTACGATCAGGTAATCAAGCAGGCAATCCAGAATGTGCAAGGCGTAACGGGGATAGCAAATTATTCCAGTACATTGAATCGGGCAAGCAGAGCTTTAACGGTATCGGCTACGATTGATACGCAGTTTGGAATAACGCAGTTTCAGGTCGAGATTCCAGCGGTGAGCCTATCTTGAGTACAGTCCTGCCAACCTACGCCTGTACCATCTCACCTACAGGCATAACTTCGCCATCGTATAACGACATCCTGCAATCGCTCATCGCGCAATTTAAATCAATCTATGGTTCTGATATTTCGCTGAATCCGGGAGATCAAGATTATCAATGGCTGGCGATTCTGGCCTTGGCAATGTCAGACCACGATCAAGCGGACATTGCGGCCTATAACAGTTTCATGCCAACCTTCGCGCAAGGCGTGAGTTTGAGTATTCTAGTAAAGATCAATGGACTTTTAAGGCTGGTAGCCAGCGCGAGTACAGCGGTAGTCACGGTAATTGGAAATGTAGGAGCGCAGATAATTAATGGGGTAGCGCAAGATGTTAATGGGAACCTCTGGAATCTGCCGGTACTTGTGACAATTCCCTTAAGCGGAAGCATAGATGTAACCGCAACCTGCCAAACTGCTGGAGCTATAGGGGCATCAGCGAATAC